AAGACCTCCACCCAGCTATTTCAAGCTGGGGTTTGCAACAAGACGTTGCTAAATGCCCCGTTAAGGGATTACTAATTAACTAAAGGATCAATATGTAAAAATTGACCGCTTCAGCGTGTAGATCGATACTTTCTTGTAAAACTGTACCCCTGGTATAGTATCGTGCTCAGATTCCGGTCGATCAAGACCGTCACCTTTCACGTAAACACTATAAGTAGGATACACCCAGTCGGTCAGCTCATGCATTTTAATGCGTTTACCAACAGCAACAAAGGTATCAAAAAAGCCTCCGTCATGCCCCCATCTATCGAGTTTCCGGTTTCTTCGAAGTTTGAATGAGCCAATTAAATGGCCGTCTCCAAACCCGTCAGGGCCCCAGATTCGTAAATGGGAAGGAATATACTCCAACACGACTTGCGCAAGCGCAGTTTCGCAGTGGCGTACAAACCAATTATGCATATTAAAGAGGACACGACAATTTATCTTATCTTTCAGATAAAAAGGTCGGATATCGAAACCAACTAAGTAGTCAGCTCCGCAACTTTCTCGAAAAGGTCCTTCAGAAAACGATTTTGTCTTATTAACAACAAAACCGCAAACTTCAATGACCTCAGATAGTAGTTGCATTGCTTCACTAGGGATTATAACATCGTCCCCGTAAACGCTGACAATCTTAGGATCCAGTCCGAGATGGACGCACGTCGCGTAAGCGAGGCTATAGAAGATTAATGACTCAAGTTCAAAAGTATAAGAATTACCCATACTCGAGAACTTATTGAGCTTTATCAACTTACCTTTATACTCGACAGCTCCTGTCCGAAATCGGTCCAAGAAACAGAACCAATCCCATGGAAGGAGGTGCATAACCAAACCATAACTAATTGTGTCGCTAGCAGAGGACATATCGACAGTCGCAAGACTGCCATTGATACTCCCTACGCACGCTAAACGTTGATTACGAGTTTGATCACTTAGATCTACTCCAACACGTCGTAGTTGCTTCTTTAAGTATTTCCCAATCCCTTGCTGGCCAAAGCCATTCAGGGTTGGTTCAACACCTATCGAACGTAACGTTTTAGAGGATTTTGGTACGAATTGAAGTTTTCCATGAGACACATGAAGTGGCAGAGTATTTCCATCTCTGCTATGAAACCGTGTCCAACCTGGGAACTCTGCTAAGAATTCTTTGGCATGAGAAACAAATTCAGGACTACACGTTAGCTGAGCTTCAAGTTTAACCCTAGGGTTAGACCGCGCTCGTTTTACGCTAGTTGTGGCTCCAGGACCAAATGAAAAGTCAAGATCGCTATACTCTGGAACATCTCCGAGAATCCTGTCTATTCTTCTGCTCGCGTAGTGTAATACTGCGTGAACATCGGGTGCAACACCCGATAGACCGGTTCGAAAACGTTCGTTTGTACTGCTACACAACTCTTCTGCTTCCATAAAGGTTTTGAACGCAACGGCTTCCTTATCTATACCTAAATCAATATCCTTCTGTTTTGAAAACAGAGATTGGATTTGACGGGCATAGA